GTCGGCGACACCGTCGAAGTTCGACGCATACGCGAAAAGACCGGAACGACGTTCGCGGTCGGCGAGAAAGATCGCGGTCGGATCGTTGTCGCGGCATATCCGGAGCCGCCGGAGTTTTGGACCGTCCGAATCTTGGGCTGGATCGAAGCCGACGAAGCGATCGAGATCGGCCGACCGGCCGGATATGGAAGTCGCGTCCGAGTTCCGATCTCCGCGCTCTCGCTAAGAGGCATCGAATGAACAAACTTCCAGGCTTCGAGCCGCCGGTCGATCGCGTCTATCCACGAACGACGCTCTCCGAAATCTTCGACCGGCCGTCGAACGGACTGGTCGCCGTGTCGACGTTCTCCGGCGGCGGCGGCTCCAGTCTCGGTCTCCGGATGGCCGGATGGACGGTTCCGGTGGCCGTCGAGTTCGTCGCGGCCGCTCGCGAGACTTACTGGTCAAACTTTCCGGACACGTTCATCGATCGCCGAGACGTGAGAAACATTTCCGGCGCTGAGATTCTCGATCGAATCGGCCTGGAGCGAAACGAACTCGATCTCCTGGAGGGATCGCCACCCTGTGCGGCGTTTTCGAACGCTGGAGCCGGAGACGAAGTCTGGGGAGAAATCCGCAAATACTCAGACACGCGGCAACGCGTCGACGATCTCTTTCTCGAATGGATTCGACTGGTCGATGAGATCCGGCCGCGAGCGATCCTGGCCGAGAACGTGCCGTCGATGCTCTACGGAGACGCGTCGATCGAGTTCACGCAGGACGTCCGGCGTCGGCTTTCGCAGATCGGATATTCGCTGGAGATGAAAGTTCTAAACGCCGCGTGGTTTGGAGTTCCGCAAGTCAGGCGTCGGCTAATAATGGTCGGCTTTCGGCACGATCTCCAGGACGTCGGCCGGTTTCACTTTCCGTCGCCGACCGTCGAGCATCCGTTCACGTTTCGCGAAGCGATGCGATCGGTCGAGTTGGACGATGACGATCGATCTTTCATCGATCAGGACACGATGCCGAACGCTCTCATTCCGCCAGGATCGGCGGTCGAGCGAAACGTGGCGTATATCCGCAAGTGCCGCGACGCTGGAATCGAACCGAACTATGCCGTCGAGCCGTGTCAGAGATGCGGACGCTTGTTGACTGACGGATCTCACAAAATCATTCGGACGACGAAAGACGGAGTCCCAGTCGCGGCGACTTGCGAAGACGGCCAAGACGCGCACGTTCTAAAGGATTTCCACAATCTCCACGTCGTCGATCCGGACCGGCCAGTGAAAACGATCCTGGTCAACGCTGGAAACTATGGATCACAGACGAACGGACTGGTTCATCCGGTCGAGAATCGGAAACTGGTTCCGAGCGAAGAACTGGCGCTCGCCGGTTTTCCGTCCGATTATGTTCTGACTGGCTCGATGAACGATCGGCACGAACGCATCGGCCGGACGGTAACGCCGCCGGTTTATGAAGCCGTCGGCCGATCGATAGCGGAGATGCTCGCGTGAGAGACACGATCGTTCCGACCGAAGCCTGGACGTTCGACTCCGAAGTTGCGAAGTCGTTCGACGATATGCTCTCGCGCTCGATTCCGGATTATGAACCGATGCGGCTGGCGGTCTCCAGGCTCGCGGCCGAGATCGTGTCCGGTCGATCGGAGCCGGAGATTCTCGATCTTGGATCTTCACGCGGCGAGACGATCGCGAGACTTGGAGACGGTCCGCTCGGCAACCGCGCAAGATTTACGGCGGTCGAGACCGCTCCGGCGATGCTCGAAGTTCTCAGAGACCGGTTCGAAGACGAAGAGAACGTCGACGTTCTGGATCTCGATCTCCGCGAGAACTATCCGGCCGGTCGCTTCGATCTAGTCCTGGCCGTTCTCACGATCCAGTTCGTTCCGGTCGAGCATCGGCCGCGACTGCTCGCCGAGATCCGGTCGTCGCTGGACGAAGACGGCGGATTTCTACTGGTCGAGAAAGTCATCGGTCCAAGTCGCCGGATCGACGATCTACTGGTCGCGGCGTATTACGGACTCAAAGCCGACAACGGATATTCGTTCGAGCAGATCCAGACGAAGCGTCGCTCGCTGGAAAACGTGCTGGTTCCGCTGACGGCCGCAGCCAACGAACAACTAATCGCCGCCGCCGGATTTTCCGAGATCGAACAGATTTGGCGCTGGGGAAACTTCGTCGGATGGTTGGCGCTACCGTGACCGCCGTCGCTCGCGAGTTGTCAAGAATCCTCGCCGCCAGATACGGCGGACGATGGGAACCGGAACTCGATCGGCGTCCATCGTTGACCACGAATCGGCAAGTCCGGAGCGGTTCCAGGATCACAGACGAAGATCCGGTCCGGAACGCGGCCGCCAGGTCGGACGAATACGCAATCGAAAGCGGCGGCAAGTAGGGCGCGGCGTTCGTGGACCGAAGCGTCACTCCATATATCGGCGACGGCGAACGACTTCACGCGTCCGGCGATCTGCTCGGACGAATCGAGAGCGGCGCGAGCGCGATCGAGTTTCGTTTGCCGATCGCGGACGGCTCGAAGATACGCGTCGGAATCGGAGCCGAGAACGGTCCGGAGTTCGGCGTCCAGGATCGCGTCGAGTTCGGCTTCGGCAATCTCGACGGCTTTCCGGAACTCTGCCGATTCGTCGGTCGCTTTGCGCGATCTCTCTCCGGCGTGTCGCTCCAGAAACAAATCGACGACGTATTGCTCGATGGTTGCCGACGAAACCGAAGCCGGATTCGGACACTTGCCGACGGCTCGATGGCGCGATTTACATCGATAGTCGGCTCGCGGTTTGCCGTGTCGCGTTTTGCCCATCGAGTAGCGGAGCGAATAGCGGCACGAAGAGCATCGCAAGATTCCAGTCAAGAGTCCGGTCGCTTTGCCGGACGTGCCGGAGACCGCGACTTGGCGCAGATTCGCAGCGGCGAACGTCTCGGCATCGATGATCGCCGGATGGCCGTCGACGTTGACAATGTTTTTTCCGCCGTGAATCTCGCCGAGATACGTCCGGTTTCTGACCAGGTAGCGGATCGTTTCGACCGACCAGGTTCGACCGGTCTCACGTTCGACGAAGTCCGCGATCGACTTCCACGAATGGCCGTCGATACGGCGAGCGAAGATTTCACGGATGACGGCGGCTTCGTCGTTTGGAATCAAACGACCGTCGACTTTTTCATAACCGATCGGAACGGTTCCGCCGACGAAGACTCCGCGCTCGACGGCGTTCTGTCTCGCCGTATGCCAGGACTCGGACTGTCGGTTGACTTCGAACTCGGCGACCGCCGACAGAATGGTCGCGATCATCCGGCCAGTCGTTCCGGCCGTGTCGAGACCTTCGGCGACCGTGAAGAGAGCCGCGTCGTTTTCGTCCAGGATCGCCAACAACTCGCCGAGATGCGGAACCGACCGGCCGAAGCGATCGAGTTTCGCGACGACGATTCCGCCGGAGACGCCGGACTGGACGCGCTCCATCGCCGCGTCGAGTCCTGGCCGATGACGCAACTTTCCAGACTGGTCGAGATCCTCGAAAATCTCGCCGACCGTCCGGCGATGGAGAGACGACCAGGCTTCGATCGCTTTCCGCTGCTCGCTCGGAGAGATGAAAGACTCTCCATCGCGACCGGCGACTCTGGAGACGCGGACGTATCCGTCGACTGGCTTCATCCGGCCGCACACTATCCGAAAAAGGTTGCGGTCTCATTTCGTAATGCTCCAGTAACCGCTACGCAAGGGGGACGCAACCGATGACAACGCTCGATCAGATCGCCGATCGCGAACTCCGGAGTGAGATCCGGACGATACTGGCAAAACTCGAAACGCTTTCCGAAGTGAAAGCCGCAACCGTCGGCCGATCATCGCGATCGTCAGAGACGCCGGTCGGACCGCCGGAGTTTGCCGGACTGTCAGAGAAAGATTGTCCGCCGGAAGACCGGTCGCTGTTCGATCATTTCCGTTTCCGGTTCCAGAAAGCGATCCAGTCCGGAGCGTCAACGAAATCGCTTTACTTTCTGATCTGGGAAGCGGAGAAAGCGTTCGAGACTCGGACTGTCGCTCCAGGTCCGGACGATCCGAGAATGGCGCTGGTTCTGACTCGCGCCGACGAAGCCGCTCTCATTCGGAAAGTCCGCGAAGACTTCGAAGGCATCCATTCGTTCCGCGTCCATCTCGATCTAAATCTTCCGCAAGGCTGGATCGAGAAAGTCCGCGAAGACGACGGACGCGAACCGGAGACCGGATTCCGACGGCCAAAATGGAACCGACTCACGGATGAACAGAAACGGCAACTGGTCACGGATCTTCGAGAGAGCGGTCAGACTCAAAACGAAGTTGCTCGCTGGCTCGGCGTTTCGCGTCGGACCGTTGTCACTTACTCGCGGCCGGTCGCCGTGTAACGCGTTTTACTTGTCGGCGTCGACTGCTATATTGGGAAACCGCGCACATCTTCCACTGGGAGACGTGCGTCCTGCCGGAGACCGCTCCGTTCGAGGTTGACTTCACAATCCGCCGTCGTCGGATTGTCTCCGGCTGTTCGTCTCCAGATTCGTTCCCCTCTCGCCGAATCCTGGAGCGGCCCGGCCGTCTTCGCGACGGTCGGGAAACTTTCGACTTCGAGGACTGCCGAATGACTCCGGATCGCTACAAGTTCCAGACGTGGCAAGGCTCCACGCTGCTTCGCACATTCGAACTAACAACTGATGAAGAGCCGTTCGATCTGGACGGAATGACCGCCAGGATGGAAGTTCGTCCGAGCGCGAACAGTCCGGACGTGATTCTGGACGTGACCGACTTCATCGCGCTCGGCGATGGAACGATCGAGATCGACGTTCCGGCCGACGTGATGGCCGACGTTCCGGCCGGATCTTACGTCTACGATTTGGAACTGGTCGAGCCTGGAGAGCCAGAAAAGGTCTCGAAACTCCTGGAGGGATCGTTCGTCGTCCGTCCGGAAGTGACACGCGGCGCGGAGATTTAGCGTGGCCGTCTTCCGAATCCGCGTCGTCGAGCATCCGACGACGGTCTCCGTCACGGAAGAGCAGAACGAAATCGCGGTCTCTGAGACTCGCGTTCTGATCTCCGAACAGATCATCGGAAAGACCGGTCCAACTGGACCGATCGGTCTAACCGGTCCGCAAGGCATACCGGGACCGACCGGTCCGACCGGCGCGACTGGTGCCGTCGGCGCGACCGGAGCCGTCGGTCCGCAGGGCGAAACCGGCGAGCCTGGTCCGACCGGTCCGCAAGGTGAAGTCGGTCCGCAAGGTCCGATCGGAGAAACCGGAGCGACCGGAGCGACCGGAGCCGCCGGTCCAACCGGCGCGACCGGATCACAGGGTCCGGCCGGTCCACAGGGTGAGACCGGTCCAACCGGCGCAACCGGTCCGACGGGCGCCACTGGATCAACCGGTCCGCAAGGTCCACAGGGCGAGATCGGTCCGGAGGGACCGACCGGTCCAACCGGTCCGACCGGTCCGCAAGGCGAAGAGGGACCGACCGGTCCGGCCGGAGCCGATGGAACGAGTTTCGTTTGGCGCGGCGACTGGAACGACTCGACGGCGTATGAAGTGAACGACGTCGTCTTTTCCGGCGGCTCTGGCTTTATCGCGGTCGACGAATCAACCGACGTCGATCCGACGACTGACACTTCGAACACTTATTGGGCCGAACTCGCCGTCCAGGGCGCTCCAGGTCCGCAGGGCGAGCAGGGTCCGCAGGGAATACAAGGCGAAACCGGTCCAACCGGTCCGCAGGGTCCGGAAGGTCCGCAGGGTCCGACCGGCTCCACTGGAGATACCGGTCCAACCGGTCCGGCTGGCGAGACCGGTTCGGCAGGTCCGACCGGCGCAACCGGCGACGCGGGTCCACAAGGCGAAACCGGTCCAACCGGCCCGCAAGGTCCACAGGGTGAGACCGGTCCAGCCGGTCCGACGGGCGCCACGGGCGCCACTGGCGCAACCGGACCGACTCCATTCACGATCATCGGCGAATACAACAACGGAGCCGACTACACGATCGGAGACGCGGTCTATTATCTCGGCGGTCTTTACGTCCGAACGAGCAATCCGAACAATCCAGGTTATCCGCCGTCGCCTGGAACGATCAACTCTTGGACGCCGATCGCCGAGAAGGGCGAAACCGGCGATACCGGTCCGACCGGCTCGACTGGCGCAACCGGTCCGGAGGGACCGACCGGACCGACCGGTCCACAAGGCGAGACCGGCGAGACCGGAGCGACGGGCGCGACCGGAGCGACCGGTCCAACCGGTCCAACCGGTCCACAGGGCGACACGGGTCCGACCGGAGCAACTGGTTCGACCGGACCGACCGGTCCTGGAGTCGCCGTCGGCGGCACGACCGGTCAAGTTCTGACCAAAGCGTCATCGACCGACTTCGACACGTCTTGGTCGACCGTTTCGAGCGGCGGAATGACGTTGTTGGATTCCGAGACGTTCGCTTCGTCGACTTCATATTCGATTCCGGTCGATGCGAAAATCATCGTTGTCGAGTGCGTCGGCGCTGGCGGCGGCGGCGGCTCCGGACGGAGAGTCGGAACGGCGGCAACTGCCGGGGGCGGCTCCGGCGGAAACGGCGGCGGAATCGATCGAGTCGTTTTGGCCGGAGAGGAAGTTTCCGGAACGGTTACGGTCACGATCGGCGCTGGTGGAACTGGTGGCGCGGCTCGATCAAGCGATAGCGATGGTCAAAGCGGCGGAAACGGCGGCATCTCTCGTTTTGGGCCTCTCTACTTTTGGGGTCAATCGAGCGGATTTGGCGGGACCACCAGTTCGTCGGGCTCAGTGCTTCCACGCGGCCGCGTTTTTTCATCCACTAGCGCGACCAGTCAGTTGGGTATGTCTGCCGGTCGCGGAACGACCGCCGGAATAGCGGGCGCGAAGGGCCTGGACCAACCCGGCTACATTTGCGGCGCTGGAGCGTCAGGTGGCGCGATTACGGCATCAACGAGTCTCGCTGGCGCGGCTGGCGGCAAACTGGAAACCGTTCCGACGGATGCCTGGAGTGCCGGATCAACAAACGTCGCGACTGGCGGCGGCGGCGCTGCTGGAACTGCTGGCGGCGGAAACGCTTCGGCTGGCGGCTCTCGCGGAAACGGCGGCGGCGGCGGCGGCGGAAACTATCTCGGCGCTGGCGGCAACGGCGGCGCTGGCGGAGTTCCGGGCGGCGGCGGCGGCGGCGGCGGCGCTGGCATCACAACCTCGGGCGCTGGCGGCGAAGGCGGCCGAGCAGAGATCAAGATTTGGATTTACGGATGAACGTCTGGCTCGAATACCGAACAGACGACGGTCTGATCGTGAACGCGATCGAATACAACGGCCGCGACGATTACACGCCGCCGGACGGTCTCGATCTGATCGAGCGCGGCGACTCCGAAGCCTGGATCGGCTGGACGTTCGACGGCGAGTCATTCATTCCGCCGGAGACAGACGAAAACACTTTGGACGAATAGATCCGTCTCGATACGCGGACGATTCGTCTCACTCTGACGAAACGAGGAAACGATGCCGACAACTCCGTCTCACGATCTGCCATATCCGGAAGCGAGCGATCCGGCTGACGTTCCGGCCGATATTGCGGCGCTCGCCGAAGCCGTTGACGCGAAACTCGACGACGTCGACGCGT